TAGGCGTGTGGGTTAGTGAGGGGTCAGCTGGAAATGCTACACCGTCTTTTTTTGGTTCATTCAACGGAACCCTAAATGTAGCGTGGGTTGACGCGGTTGGTTATTATAAGCGAGATATTCCGGCACAAACCTCAACATTCACTCTAACGAGCGGTAATTTTGAGTTTAATAATGTTGCTACATACACGACTGCTACTATTATTGTTCCGGATGTCGCTCAATCTTGGATAGGTGTTGATGTGGCGACAGCTCCAAAATGGATACAAATAGCGTATAACCCCTATTTGAATTATACTTAATTTTAGAATTAAAATAAATAAAATCATTTTTAAATCAGATTTTATTTATGTGAAATCAATCGCCCTTTAGGGTTTTACTTTATATTTAGGGTCTTCGACTCCGAGACGGCGCGGCATACCCTTCAGCAATCCGAGTGCTTTATCTTGGAGCATTTCGCCGTGTACCAATGGACTTGCTTCAAAGGAGCGTCCGCTGTGCGTGTATACATCATTCTGTTCGTCGTGATACCCTTCATAGCTTTCCTTCGGAAGACGACGGCGGCGAGCCAACCCTATACGCTGACCTCCACTCGTTTTCGGTGTAGGATGGAGGTCTTCCTCTGTGGGCTGGAGTGCTTTAGGCAGCTTGGCGTATTTGATGTTCACCTCCACGCCATTGCCTCCGCCTTCCATCCCCTCTTCGTCATCATCGTCGTAGCCGTGATTACCACCCCTCACGCTCGCCTTTCGTGCGTTGGCGGACTTTTCGCCTTGTTTATATCTGTACGCTTTTGTGCCGTTACACAGAGAAGAAGTGAAACAACAACGACCAGCGCCGTCTGCTCCTCGCCTTGCTGCTTGCCTATTACTGAGATAGGTCTGAACCAATCTTGCTGCGATTCCAGCGATACGCCATTTCGCAGCGAGAAAAGGTAGTAACACTTCCGGATGTTTTACAATATAGGTGAGAACGACTTGAGTGGCTTCATTTTCATAGACATCCCTTGCCGCTCCTGCTGCCGATTGAGCCGCAGCATTAGCCCTTTGAACCGCATCAATCATAACTGGGGCGGCAGCGGCAGCACCAGCGCCGGCAGCTTGAGCCGCAGCCATTACAGCCGCTGGAGTACCGATGGCGGCGGCAATCAAGCCATTAAGAGCCGCTTCAAGAGCATCCCTACCGTGTCCCCTGAGTTTGTACATAGCACGTTCAAGTGCGTTTGTTCTATCTTCATCGCCGACGAGCATCCAATCCTCTTCATCGTCTACATCGGCTTCATCTTTCAAGTTGCCTTCCGCATTAAGTCGAATAATACCTCCCTCCATACGACGAGAAATAGCACTTGGACGACCACTTCCGAGAACGCCTCTATTCTGAAGAATGGGGATAATCGACCCAGTACTGTCGCCAATGTATTCGTTCCCCCTATAACGATTTTTCAATTGGGCGAGTGTATTCGGAATAACGGACGTACCAGTGAAATCGTTATTAAGGCGGAGAGGTCGCCCTCTTGGAGCATTGCCGTTGCCGTTGCCCTTGCCGTTGCCCTTGCCGTCACCCATAAAGAACCTAAATGGTGCTGTGACTCCTTTTAAAAGAGAAGAGGCATTAGGGTTTTTATTAGAAAACGAATTAAATGCGGAGGATGCGACATTTTGAGTAAATGGGCTTTTCTTGTACCCTTTATACAAATGACCAACTCCTTCTTCCACTAAATCTTCAAGAATGTCACCCAAGAATCCGCCTTCCATACCGTTGCCCTTGCCGTTGCCCTTGCCGTTGCCCTTGCCATTGCCCTTGCCGTTGCCCATAAGTTTCAAATTATTTTTAACAACCTCCACACTTATACCCAATGCCGCAGCGACTTGTCTTACTTCATTTTTCACCCTTCCTCTTGCCGCTTTATCCATATTATTATATCCATCTAATTGTTGGGTTAGACCCAAATCTTGAATCTTATCGAAAATCGCTCTTTGGGTTTTTGCGGCTTTGCCACGCTGCTGTTTAGCTAGTGCTGCTGCTGCTGATGCTGCTGCTTCTGCCTCTTGTCGTCGTCTAAATTCTTCCATTACGGCTTCCGGTATATTAGGTAGACGAGGATTAGGACGCAGTGGGCGAGGTTGCGGCGGCGGCGGTTGCGCTGGTCCACCTTGCTGTCCTTGCTGTCCTTGCTGTGCGTTGTCGCGTCGGTAGTCGCTTATTGCGTCTATAATAGTAGCAATATAAGCATCTATTTCGTCATCATTTTGAAGACCATAAAATTGTTGGAGTTCATCTCTAGTATCATCTTCGAAAGCGTTTACAATATCATCAGCGTCTACATTTGGGTCACTAATACTATTGCCAGTTTGACCCTCGAATCTATTAATATCAGTAGCAATACGACGATGTATACCTTCCAATTCTTGTTCTCTCGCCCTATTCACTTGTTGGGATAGTTGAGGGTCATCTTGATATGCGTCTATAACACGACTGATGAATTGTGGATTTACATTTGTGAATGCTGCTTCTAGCGGAAATGTATTTGGGTCTTGGACTGGCTGCGGCGCTGGCTGCGGCGCTGGAGGCGGCGGTTGCGGCGCTGGTCCGCCCTGCTGCTGTTGCTGTTGCTGTTGTTGCTGTTGCTGTTGTTGCTGTTGCTGCTGTTGCTGCTGTTGCTGCTGCTGCTGCTGCTGCGGCGGAGGAGGAGGAGGGTTGTTAGGGTTGAAAGGAGGTTGACCGGCTGGTCCCCCTTGATTTGCGAGTACATTCGGCGGCAATCGTTGGTTTAGAAGTGAAGTTCTTGCCTCTGCTCCATATCTAACATTCTTGTAAAATCCAACTTGAAGTTGTTGAAAAATATCCGCGAGAGATGCCTCATTCTGAACCGTTGCGGCTTGTCCTTGCTGTGCGAAAACTTGTTCTTTAAAAGATTTAATCTGTTGTATACCATTTGCGAAGAATTGAAAAAGGTCATCTTTTAGTTTTTGGCGAACGTAGTTGTAGTCGCCAGCAGTAGCCGCTTGAACATTCGCATCGGTCTGCTGACCTTTAAGGTAAGGATTAATTCTCGCGACCAATTTATTCCAAGCAAGAGACACTGAACTAAAATCGGCAAATCCTCTATCAATCGCTTCGTCTGAATTCATTTCAGTGAGACCTTGATTGAGTGCGTTTTTAACGTTTTCAATATCTTTATTGAACTGGAACGCTATTTGCTGGAGTTTATCGTTAGGGGGCATTTCGCTTTGGGGCATAATAGCGACTTGCTGTTGTTCGCGTTCAAAGACCTTCTTGTTTGCCCTTAAATCTTCGTCAACACATTCTCGGTTTTGCCGATTTCGTAGAGATAGGACTACCATTTTATGTTATAATATATATATAACGTATATATTTATTATAATTTTATTGCTAAATTATAATCCATTACAGATTTTATTTATTTACGATATGTTGCCGATGCTTGCGATAATGCGTCCTTGTACGAAACGCCGTGTTTGGATGCGTATGCTTTTACGTGCGTAATCCACGCTGAAGCACGCCCTCCACTCGCACGACCTCCGATGGTTCCATACATTTGGTCTACTGGTGTCAAAGCACGACCGCCGCACGAATACATCGGCATAGCCCCACCCTCGCCTTGATAGGCATCCGGTACGTCAAGACCGTAAGGGTCTTTAAGGGTAGGGGGGTTTCCACCATAGTTGCTATCCGCTCCACTGCGACGACGACGACGACCTCCGCTAGCGGCAGAGCGGTCGACATACCCTCTTGTTGCTACATTTCTAGGAGGAAGTAGACCGCTGGGCTGTTCGTCATTGTCGTATCCATACAAGCTTTCTTGTCCCATAGCTGCGACTGGTGCTTGACCTCCCTTCATATACAGACGTTTACCACCAGCACCAAGAGCGTTTACCCTTTCTCTTTGGCGACGGTCGGCACTAACTATATCGCCTCTCATTTTAGAGCGGAGTTTATCATCTTCACGGTCAAAACCGTCTTGCGCTCTCATCGCCATACCAAAGTTACCGCCTTCAGCAACCATAGGGGGTCTGTATCGTGCGTCTTTCATTCTTCCAGTACCTCCACAGCATTGACAGTCACTTCCATCGTCCCCTCCGCCGTATGACATAGCACCGCCGCTGGCACGACCTCCGTATGACATAGCACGACCAATTCCCTTACCTTTTGGTTTTCTTTTTAATGCCCCTTTCAATTCATCCTTAAATGCCTCTTTTCCTACTTCAATCGCAATAGGTAGGAGTTCATCCTTCGCAAATTCTCCTGCTTTGCGAAATCCGTGTTTAAGGTAGGGTAATGATGCGTTAAATGCTGGACCAAGAACGTTTGCTACTTCTCGAGGTATTTGACCAAGTTTTTTAAAAAGGGTATCAAAGAATCCTCTACCACTCATAACTGGGTGTCCTTTTCCAATCTTGAATAGTTTTTGGAATATATCGACCAAATGGGGTATAGCTAGAGCAGCTAGATGAGCAATATCGTCCGCAGCCATTTTACCACCACTGACACGTCCACCGCTCGCACGACCGCCCCTCTTCATTACACTCATCCCAATTTTGTGTGCCATATCTGTAAAAATAGGCAATGCTGGTTTCAATCTTTTGTCTAGATGGGACTTTAATAAATCCTTCATCATCATTAATTTCATATTCCTCGCACCACCGCTATAGGCACCGCCAAATAAGTTGCTAAGTAAATTTCCGACAGAACTGGCAGCATTACTGGCTAAATCAGCTGGGAGCTTTAACATATCACTGGGGTTCGATGTCAAATAATCCCCCAAGTTTCGACCGCCGCTGTTACGACCGCCATACGACATAGCGCCGCCAACTTCGCGAGACGCTTCTTCGAAGGAACCGCCTATCATTTCATTCTCATAATCGTCGGCATAAGCACCGCCGCCCTCCATTTCCTCATCTTCACTCAAATAATCGTCACCTTCACCTCCAACACCGCGTCCGCTTCCATTGAGACGGTCTACCATCTGCCCTTTGCGTCGCTGAAGGGCGTTGCTCTTTGCTGTCAAAGCACGATTGTATGCGTCATTATATCCAACCATTTTAATTTATGTTATACTATCTCTTAATATAATTATTTTAATACTTATTTTACTCCAATATTATTTACATTCTCTAATGAATTTCTATCAAACTCTTCTATGATTTTTTACACCGCCATTCCACTCATCAGATTTGGCGGAGCGATGGCTTTTGGGTGAGGTTCTGCTACATCTGCCTTAACCTCCGCATCAACATCGCGGTCAATCTTTATACAACAACATTCAACAGTTTTACATTTGGATTTATAAAGCATAGACCCACCCTTTAATAATAAACCAATCATACTTGTAATGAAGAACGTCCAAAACACTTCGCTCATTTCAACAGCCATTTCAAATAAATATTATAATTTATATAATATGTATACTTCTAAATAGATGCTCTTCTAACCAATCACCACTTCCACCACTTTTTTGATGAAATCTGAAACTATTTCTATGGGAAGGAAAGACCTACCAATCTACCTAAACTGGTAGGAAAGGTAGAAAGGTAGTTCATTACACTAACGCGTAGGGTAATGAATTCTCAAAATATTGGTGATTATTTTTATGCTGATATAACAACATTGGGTTGTAGAACAATGAATGAAAAAGTACTAACATCAGCAGCAGTAGCAGCGCCGGCAGCATTGATGGATGTAAAAGTGATGGTACCGGCGACAGTAGTATCACATACAATACCGACAGAAGCATTAGCAGCTAAAGCACCATTTTTATTGGCGGTACAAATTGCTCCAACTGGAAGTCGAGGGTTGACGTAGGTGGCGACACCACCAGCAAAAGTTGCGGTACCAGTAGCTATGACTAAATCGCGATAAGACATTGTAGATTTATGTTATACTATACTATAATATAATTATTTTAATACCAATTTGTTTCTAAATATTAAAATAATATTATTTCTATATTTGTTAAATCTTTGAATTCTTGGAAGTTGGGTAGATGGTTTTGACCTATAGAAATAGTTTCAGAAATCGCTAAAAAAGTGGTGGAAATGGTGACAGCACCAGCCACAACCTCTCTACATCAAGCGGTCGTCGACACCTCGTCTGCCGCCCCTACCAATGCCTTGACCACAAAGCATCTTAACTCCCTTTTCAACGTTTTCGCGCTGTGAAGGAGCGACAGCAGAAGCGTATGAGCCCAAACTGTCGAGCAGACCACCTCCGACCAATCGCTTGACATCGGAGCTGCTGTAGGGTGCTTGCTGAGATGCGGAAAGCACATCGTCTTTGGTAAGAATGCCAGTGTATGTGGCTGACTGTCCTTTTTCGCACACAAAAAGTCCGCTGTTGAGTGTAATTAAAACCATTTCGATAGACATAGGGAGAACGGTAGCTGGAGGGGGTGTCGTCTGAAGAGGAACGGTCTGATAATTAGCCACGTCTAAAGTGAACTGTAAATTAAAATTTCCGAGCGATGAAGGCGCATAGTAGTCCTCTGTGATTTGAAGATGGCGACCCATATCGAGCATAAGATAAGAACCGCTAGTAGCAATCTGCCTCCCCATACCAGTGGCGGCATTTGCGACATTTGCGAACCCCCTAAATTCCTCCCACGACTGATTGCTGCCAGCTTCTGCTGAAAATCTAAACAATTGGTCCGTTGTACTGCTTGCCAAGATACCTGACTGGTTGTTGAAATTAAATGAAACGTTTTCGATGGCTAAACAACTGTCAGTGTCAGAAATGAGCTGGGTTGCTTTAGATTTGCGGACAAAAATCAGCAATTTATCCGGAATTTGATTGAGCTGAGTTGTAGTAAACGTCAAACGAGTCCTTGCTGGAACAAGAACTCCGGAGGCGATACCAGCACCGCGAGTAGCGTAAGGAATAGTAGCAGTATTCGTAGACAAATATCTAGGCATTTCATAGTAGGGGACCACGTTGCGCGCACTCAACATATCACTGGGTTTCGGTGTCAAAAAATTGAAGATAAGTTTTGAGCCACTGTAAGATTGAATTGCGAGCTGGGTTTCAGCACCAGTAACATTATCGCAAGGGAGACCTGAACGCCAAACTCGAGACACATTATTGGCACTTAAATTAAACGTCACATTCAGATTTTGAATTCCGTAAAAACCTTGTCCACTGTGGGCTGACCTAGCAAACATAAAAGGGGCGGCGAGGAGGGGTTCGCGAACAGTGTATTGAACAAAATAGGTGAGGGCGGCATCAACTGCTGGTATCAGAGGGACGGCAGTGACGGCTGTGCCAAAGGCGTTAGTACCACTGACTTGAACGTCGCAGTATGAACCACGAGCATAGAGGTCGTTATCATAGCAATGAGTAGAATAGTTGCCGAGAGGGTTATTGTTGGCACCGACGGCATCTTGGTACTTTCCGTAGACATCGTACATATTAGGGGTCATACCGTTGAATCGCATCAGTTCGCGCTTGTCGTTGAAACGGAGAATGACTGGTAATACGTCATTCATATTAATTGATACCGAATTGTTGTTGATTGTAAATTGTTGAGTTAAACAAGCGGAATGGAGGGGGAAGGGGCCCGGCGCCGATGCTAAACCCAACTGGACACAAGGGTCGCCGACAGCCATACCAGCGAGTTTAGCAGTAGTGACGGCAGCTGTTGGGATAGTTACTTGTACCACTACAGTGCTTTCCCAAATGACGCGACGGTCGATAATCGTGGTTTCTGAAGGCACCGTAATATTATATGTGTGGCTATTCACATTTTGTGAAATTGCGTTAAATTCGGCGACGGTAATGTTCTGACCACTCTTTTGTACGGCATACTTGATGCTGTCCTTACAATTGAGGCGTTCATCACGGACGAGGACTTTCTGAAAATCGGCGGAAGACATTATGCGATGGATTATAATATACTATAATATAATTATTTTAATACTAATTTGTTTCTTAATATTAATTATATTATACTTACTTTTAAATCTTCTTCAATTAAATAAATTGTCTAAATCTCTCGTTATTAAATTACTCCTTGAAAATCTTTGCGTCTAAACATCAATTTGAGGGAGGCATTGGAACCACTACCCAACCTCAACGGATTGAGTCGACCGAATGTATCTTTCCAGTTGACAGTAATTTCGATTGCGGATAGAGGAGCATTTCCATTAAGGTCGAAAAGGCGGTACTCGGCTGTCGGAACATAACTGACTGACGGTTTATATTCCCAACCTTTTTCTAAAGCAACTTCAAAATCTGTCAAAATATTGGCGATACCGCTATTATTTCCAGCGTTGGTGAACGCCGCTCCAGCGCCGAACAAAACTGGAGTGCTTATTATAGAGGACGCAATAGGCAGCAATGAAGTTGTAAATACGATTGATTGTACTGGGTTCCACAATGGAGTTGTTGGATATTCTTGAGATACCCTTAACAGTGCTAACGTTGGTGGCTGCTGTGGAGGTACCGCGACTTGAAGAGGGAAGGTTGCCAACGAGCCAGCAACTGCTGGAGTATTTATCAAATAAGGGTTTACTGTAATCGTGTCCGGAAAGAGCATCCTCCAATTTTGACCGGAAATTGTTGGTGGTCCATATCCATTTTGGAAAGCCGTGAAACTGCTAAATAAATTGAAGAGAGGAGCATTAAAATATATTTCTAATGGGGCAGTGTCGAATGGTACTGGTCGAGTAGGAGTTGGATTATTGGCTGTTCCGGTTTGGAATACTTGTGCCGTTACGACCCAAGTTGCTATACATTTGTCTTCATCCCATTCTAAATATGGAAAGAAATTTGCGTTGTTATATGGGGCTACCATTGTGGCAATAGCGGCGATAACGGCAGTATAACAAGTACGTAATGCGGTATTCACCATATTGATGAAGGGTTTGTAAGTATAAGTGTAATAGTATTCATTTATAATATCGGAAGCATTTGCGATTGATGCTGGAGGGGGTGCTAAAGTGGTGCTGCTCTGCGGTACATAAAGCACTCGAGTTTCAATTCCAGCTGCGAGGAGTGTTGGATGCCGCATTGTAACGGTATATACTGTCTCATTAATGGTAGAAGGGAGGACAGTACTTTGCGCTCCTACTCGTGCTTGGGGGATAATGACTGGTAGTGTGGGTGTCTCTACACTGAAACGAACGACAGATGCGAAATAGTCGGACGGATTTGCTAAATAGGGAATGTTCCTAATTTCTGTAAACTGGAGATTGGGTGGAATCAGTGTACCAGTTGTATCGTTATTCAAAATGTTGATGTCATAATAAATGTGATAGGGCTCGTAAGAAATTCGACTGTCGAAATCAATTCCACTCATTATTGTTATGTGTGTGTATATATATATTATACAACAAAATTATTTTAATATTTATTTGTCTTAAATAATCAAAAAAAAGTCATTATCGACATCAAATGGGTGTAATAATACAATAATAATACAATTAGATTATTTACCATAGAAATTATAGTAATAATACAGATTAGCATTGTAATAATAAATTTATTATTACTGTATTATTATTGTATTATTAATAAAAAAAGGGTTTGTAAATAATCTAAAGAGATATTTTAGATTATTTACATTGTATATTAGATTATTACACATCAATCTCCCATTCCACCCCTACCCCCTTGCCAATAAGTTTATCAATTTGGTCAATCTGTGACTGAAACCCCTCATCGTTGATTTCCCATTCACCATTCAACGCCTCCTTACAGCATAAGCGACAAAGATTCAATTGCTCTTTCATTTTTTCGTTTTCGTGTTTGAGTGTGTCAATCTCACCTTTGAGTTGATGGACGATAGGAAGACATCTTTCTCCATAGGTGCTGCCGTTTTCATCCACCGCGTATGTCATAATCTGCTTCTTCTCCTTCAATTTCTCTTTCAGTTTTTCGTTCTCCTTCATTTGTTCGTTCATTTTTTCGTGAAAGAGCAACTTGAGTTTTGTGTTCTCGTCTTCTTGTTTCAGCATTTGTATTTCACAATAATTCACCCAAGACATACAACCAGTTTTGTTGATTTTCTTCCCTTTATTACTTTGTCCCTTTGCGTCCATTATTCGTGTTGTTGCTTGAACTACAGATTATAAATATAGATTTGAAGTTTTCAATTTATATTTATTTGTGTTGAAATTTTAAAATTATATTTTTACGGATGCGGATGCTCGTAAGGTTCAGCATAAAGTTGTGGTTCTAATGTTGATGTACTAGGTGACACTTCACTCACAAGATGGTTCAATAAAACCGAATGAGAAGAATGTGTTGGCTTTCTTGGTCTTCCTATAGCACACCCAGCGCTCGAACCAACACATTTATTTAATTTAGCTTTCGTCTCCATCATCGACTCTGTCAATTCTTTGATTTGATTTGAGAGAAAATCATTCTGTACCTTTATTGCTAAAATTTCATTTTCTTTCTCTTCCAAATTTTGTTTATATTTAATCTCTCCAAGAATTATCCTCTTCTCTTGTGCCTCCGCAATCATATCCGCGCTGTCTTTCAAGCACTGGAACTCACTCGCAGAAATCGTCGGAGTATGAGGGTGCTCTTCTGATAACACCACCTCTGTATCATCGTCAACCATCATCGGCATCGCATCTCCTATAACCTTGTACCGAAGCTTCGCATTCTCTTCGCACAACTTTACAATCGTATTAATCGCAAATTCCATAGCTGTAGGCATTTTTAGTGTTCTATAATAGGAATATATAATTCTTTTTAAGTATGTTATTGAATAATCTTTGTTGATTATTCAATAGAAAAAATATAAATTGAAAACTTAAAATCTATAATTAATTATGTAGTTCACAAGCAACAAGAATGACAAGACCAAAATCATCAAGCAAAGCAACAATCTTCACTCACAGTAGAGCCATCCGTTTCGTATGTAAATGTGGGTACGAAAAAACGTGTCAAACTGATAAAGAATCAGATATAATTGTAAAACTTCACAAAAAAATATGCTCTGCTGCTGCTGGGGGTAAGCCAGCTCAACACACATTTTTCTCAAGACACGACGGAGACAAGGGACACCTTTTAATCGACAAGGACAGAGAAGATAGTTACGAAGAGTTAAGATACCGCAAAAAAATATAAATTGAAAACTTCAAAACTATATTCATAATCTGTAGTTCAAATGACAGCCACAACTTTCACAACGATGTTCCAGCAAATGATACAAATTGGAGAAGGAGTTTTCAAAACAACAGCAAGCACATACGAAAAGATTGTGGGAAATTTTGTATTACATTGTAAGAAGAAATGGAAGATTAATGGTGCGTGTGAAGACAATCTTGTGGACTGGATGGGAGATGAAGACGATTACTTCAAGCGGATGTTCTTTAAATGTGATGGATGTAATTATATGATTAGAATATGGGATAGTAAAATCCACCCCAACACAAATATAACATTATATTATGGATTATTTGAAGTTAAGGAAGAGGTGGAGGGAGAATGGAGAAAGGGAAATGATGGTAAGTATAAACTTTATCCTATTCCTCCTTTATGTACGTCTGATTCATCTCCGCAACCGAATGACCCATCTGCGCCGCAACATCCTTCTGCTCCGCCAGCTGTTTCCCAAACTTCTTCGTAGTGTAAATGTGCCGAAGCATTGAAGACCCAATCTTCTTTCCAAACACCCTATTCAGTATACGCGTAATGGAATTAATTATAAATGGTTTATCATTCCACAAGGTTAGGAAGGGTTCAATGTATATTGATGCCTCCTTCTTGGTCTTCTTGATTGGTGCTTGAAGACGACGAAGTATACCTTTTTTTTCAAAGTACAAGGCAAGAATATCGTACAGTTCTTTTGGAATAGCGACAATCGTCTCTCCATATTTCTTTGATGTCTTGTAATTCCTAAATATAAACCTCCTCCCATTCCAATCTAGAATATTATTGCCGCTCAATGCCTCGCTCACTTCAGGTGTAAACGCCGACACAACTTTCATATTCATATAGTCGGAATTTCGGCGCGGAGGATTGAGGACGTATAACGAGAGAACCACTAAATCCAATAATTTATTATATTCACCTTCTGTAATCGGTGAACTCATTTGGGTAGTATTTTCCCTTAATCCATCGTAAATGTGTTCCACATCACTCCAATCTATCCAATTCGCATTCTGCGTCTCCGTCTTCACCCCATTATGATTCGCGTCATTCAATGACTTGTTTAAATCAATCATCGTTTTATAATATCGCTTAAGTAACGTATCTATCCCTTTCTCTCCTTTAAATGACGACAGAGAGGATACAATCGAGATGAGAAACCCTCTCTGTGTATTCCCCTTGTACCCTTCCAGCTTTTCCATAATTTCCGCATATTTTTTTAGGAAATTAAGATTATTCAGACCCTTGTTCGAATTGAGCTTCTCAAGATTGCGGACGTACAAGGCAACTGAACTATCAGTTAACCCTCTCGTCTTTAATTTATCTACTAGTGTTGCCGTAAAATCCATTTTGCTTGTTATAGATATAATACAGATTATATTTATATCAGTTGGGGAATAATATAATTAGATTATATTTTTGGAATATTGGTGGAAGTGACTCACACTCGAGGAAATTCATTCGTACTATAAACGCCAAAATCTTGAAGATAACTCATTCTATTTCTAAACTCATTCCATATTTCAATAGGTCTTGGATTAGCAGTCCCACGTTGTATTTGGTCAGCGCGCACCCTAATCAATTCATCTTTTGCGACTTGGTTGCGACCATTCTCAACCTCCCTTATTAATTCTGTAGCGCGCTCATCATAATAAGCTCTAGTCCTTCTATGCTCTTCTTGTTGTTCCGCGATTATTCTTCTATCCTCTCTCAACTGTCTTCTACGACGAGGAGCATCCGCAATTCGTCTTCGAAAAGCAGCCACGCTTTCGCCAATCCTCCTAATCGCCTCATCCACATCTATTTCACCGCGATATAATTGTCCCAACTCATTCCCTTTACCGTGAGCAGAATTAAGCATCCTCTCTCCATTCGGCATTATATGATACTTGGATTTACCACCGACAACCACAGGAGCCACAGGAGCCAAAGGAGGAAGACCCATCCTCTTTCTTACAGCCGCTGTCTCTTCATCTTGCTGCCGTTTAGCATCATCTTCCATTTCTTTCCGATACGAACCATCCTTATCATTTTTAAGTTTTTGGTATTGTATCTCTTCAGGGGAGTTCACACCATAATCGATAAATGATTTCCCCATTTGCCCTTGCTGACCTCTTCGTATCCTCTCTTCTGTTTCTAATCGAGTGTATACGTCTTGTGCTGCGGATTTTTTAATCCATACAAATTTTCCAGTAGTTCTTGGGTCCGGAAGTTTCACCCACAATTCACCATTTGGTGCTCTTGGAAACTGGATTACTTGTTTTTTGTCATCATACCTCCAACCTTTATCATACTGTTGCTTCGCATACGCATCGTTTGCTACTTTCGCTCGTGCTGCTTGTTGTCCCTTTGTGTCAAAAATCTCTTTCAATACATCCATAGCATAATCCTTTACACTATCGACTGCGCCGTCAACCCAAGCTTTCGCATCATCCGGTAAAAATTTATATATCAATTGACCACCTAAATACACTAGTTCCGCAACAACCATAGGGGCAAGTCCACCTTCCATTTTCCTACCGCGCCCTTTACTCGTGGGTAACGAGTTTCGCCACCCAATATAGTTGCGTCTCACGTGTTCTAAAAACTCTTCACGAGACATTCCCCTTAATGCTTTTGCTTGTGCTGCTGGGGTACGGTCATTCAACCACCTCGTCATAAATTCTACTGTCGGAGGTATACCAGCAAGAGCCATCTTTGCGTTCTCTTTATATGCCGCATCACTGTCTATCTGTCCTTTGCTCTTTAAGAGTATAGTATCCATAATTTTACGTTTAATATCACCGTATAAAGACCCTCCCTTTTGATAATTTCTATTTTTACACTCCATTCCGATATATCTTGGGTCATCGCATATCGTTTTCTTGGGTGGCTCTTTTCCATCTCTCGCCACACACTCATCATACATCCGATGCTTGTTAGCCGCCATCTTGTTTTGATACTGCTGCCCATTATACATCGTTGGGTCATAATCCATCGTAATAGGACCTTCTAGTATACTCTTACACTTATCAGCACCTAGTGGTGTGAACTTATCTTCTCTGTAAGCTCCAACTTTATTCATCAAATCCGCAAACATTGAAGAATCTTGAGGTTTATATGATAGTCCAATATTATTATTAATTCCTTTTCCACTCATTAATGGAATTACTGTTGTTATATTATGACAATCTAAAGAACCCATTGTTGTATCAATGGGTCCAGCATTCGCACCGGCTGGATTAGCTTTTGAAATCACTTCTAAATTCCCATTAGTAATAAATTTTCCAATTAAATTATATAAAACGTCGCATTCAAGATAAATTCGATGATTATCATTCGGTACCTTAAAATTAACTCTCTCTATCGCTGGATTGAATGAGACGGCACTTTTTACCAATCCTTGTAACAACATTTGGTCTATGAGCGCGCCGGATAGTGAATGACCAACCGCATAATACACTAATTTAGCATTGCTTCGTGGGCTGTATTGTGCTGCTTGTTTTTTAAAGGCAGTAATGTCAGCAACATCGCGTATGTACCGCTGGCTATTCTCAACATTTATCGCGATATTCACGTCAGCAACTATAGTTTTCACTATTGCCAAATCAGCTTTTACATCATTAACATCTTGAAAACTAGTTCCACGAAGGGCTATGATTATTACATTCCTCTTTTTATTCACTTGAAAAAACGATACTGTCGGCGTTCTCTGAAGAAGGGTGTACCCTTGTATATTGGGTGTTGTGTTTGGTTGATACGTCGACGCAACCATTTGGGCGAGGTCATATAGCGGAGGCATATCGAATGGTCGACGCAACCACCCATATTTAACTTGTGATGGGTGGAATCCTAGTGGTTTAACAATTGCGTCTGACACACCAGTAAATGCCGTCTTTAGAACATTCTGAAAAAATCCTCCGCCTTCCATATCTTCAATTGTTTTCCGCAATCTTGGAGACATTATTATTCTATTATAAATCTATATTTTATTATAGTAAATATACATTATATTTATTAAACATAAAATTATATTCTGTTATATACATATATATAACTAAATGTCATTTGCGACTTTTTGTGGAACAGACCCTACAAATGCGGCAACTTATCAAAGAGTACTTACAAGATTTCAAGAGGGAGGTGGTGGTGGTGGTAATCCTACTGTCAACACCACTAATGCGAACGCTGTTGTATTTCCAGTTCTCGCTGCTGGAGGAGGTGGTGTAGCTCGACAAATGCTCGCCGCTGATGGTGTTCCGCCAATCAGCGTAAACGTAGCAACCGGAGATTTCATCGTAAGTACAAGTGTACTTTTGAATGCTAATAATACAAGCGTTGGATTAGGTGCTGGTGTTGGTGCTGGTGCTCAATGTGTAGCAATAGGAAGTTCTGCTGGAGCTGGGCAGCAAGGTGGGGCAATCTCAATTGGATATGAAGCTGGACGAGTAAATCAGGGAGCGTCCGCTATCGCGATTGGCGAAAGCGCCTCCGACACTAATCAGGGGGGAGGGGCGATTGCGATTGGGGGGACAGCAGGATTCTCGAATCAGGGGGTGAACGCAATCGCGATTGGAGCAGGAGCGGCTGGGGCTGGGAACACACAGGGGGCGGACGCGATTGCGATTGGAACTAGTAGTGGACTTGGCGGAGGTCAAGGAGCGTCAGCAATTGCGATTGGTCAAGCAGCAGGAGGAGGCGGTGTTCAACCACAAGCAGCGCAGGCAATAGCAATCGGTCAAGGAGCAGGTAATTTCGCTCAAGGTGTGACCGCAGTCGCGATTGGATTGATTGCTGGAAATCAGGGTCAGGGTGCGAGCTCGGTGGCGATTGGAAATACGGCTGGTCAAACGAATCAGGGAGCGTCCGCCATCGCGATTGGAAATACGGCTGGGGTTGGGAATCAAGGTCAATATGGGATTGGTATAGGAAATAATGCTGGGACTACTAATCAAGGCAGTAATGGTATTGCTATAGGACAACTCGCAGGAACACTCACTCAAGGATTAAATGCGGTTGCTATTGGATTGAATGCTGGGAGTGCGAATCAATCAACAAACGCAGTTGCTATTGGGAATGATGCTGGAAACGGCAATCAAGGAGCAAGAGCGGTTGCTATTGGTCGTAATGCTGGGCAAACCACACAATCAGCACAGGCGGTTTGTATAGGAGAATCTGCTGGCTCCAACAATCAGGGACCAAACACCGTCGCTATTGGTGCTAATGCTGGAGACACCAATCAAGGAGCAAATGCGATTGCTATTGGGAATAGTGCTGCGAATATCAACCAAACTGCCTCTTCCATCTGTTTAAACGCTAGTGGAGCAGCACTTCAAGCAGGGGCGGCTGGTTTTTTTGTGAATCCTATTCGTGCTGGTGTTCTTGGGGCATCGTTAGTGCCCCCTATTCCAGCAAATATTTTATATTATGACGCAGCTACATCTGAGATATTAAGAACAACTTAATTATCGATATTTATATAGCATACACCACGTTTTATTCCTCCGTTCTTTTCTTTTGGAGTTCTTAAAATATCATATTGTTTCAAAAGTATACACTTCTCGATAGGTACATAGTAAACCCATCGAGTAGTATTGGTATTCTCTCGTTCGTCCGGTCGCACATTGTTCGTATACTTGCGCGGTCGTATCGTTTCATCCCCCATAATATCATCACATTTCGCGTAATAAATTCCGTCAAGGAGGTTCCATATAACATAGTCATTCCACGACACTTTTGCGACATTTATCATCAAACCCTCCATCGCCTCCTTGCTGTCACTTTTAAGGTCTCTCGATTTAATCTCGTACTTGATGCCCCCACTACCAATATAATCATTTGCCTCATATTCACTTTTTACTAATTTCAAATCATCATCGTTAAAATAGCTTTTCAGAAATGGCAAAACAGAAACTTCCTCTTCTTTACCAACTTTCATATCCTCTTCAAACGTATTCAACATATTTATCATAAATAAGTTTTCAAATATTTATGATAATACTTTATAATTTTATTTAAATCATTTTTCGCGTAATTAATCTATTTATATTATTACTCTATGATTTATTTCCTATCTTCAACAAAATAACTATCAAAATACGACCTCGTTTTCAGGCAATAGCCCCAATAATGTTCGAGCAGCTCCGTCTTGCCCTCGCAGTTTTTGAGGCACACTGGACAGACGTGTATTTCGATTTTAGGAGGGGTGGGTTCAACAACTCCAGTAAACATTCCGCTCTGTGATAAATCAACGACTTCTTCTTCCATTATACGTATATAGTTATAATACATATTAATTATATTATAATATATAATAATATTATATTATATACTTTTATAAATGCCTCTGAAGAAAAATGTTGTGGATGTCAACGTTGCCCCTTTATCTGCTTCTACGACCAAGAACCTTGTTGCTGACCCTTTGGATGATAAAGAGTTGCGTGCCGCTCTTGGAAATGACGCTAAAATTGTACCGTATCACGACTTATCTAAATACCGCGATATAAACCAGTTACTCCCCAAGAATAAAGACGCGTGTATGCTTCTTTATGAAAATCGTATAATGGACGGACACTGGGTTTGCTTAACCAAGAACAATGGCGAAATAAGTTTCTTCGACCCCTACGGTGAAGTCATCGATAAACAGCTAAAGTATTCCCAATATTCAAATCAAAGGGTAAACGGAGGGAACGACCAATCCCTTCATCACCTTCTTGAAACTAGCAGATTACCAGTGTACTACAACGACTTCAAGTACCAGCGCGACGGTGGTGATGTCAATACGTGCGGTCGCCATTGTATCAATTTCATCCGCTATAATCAGCAAAAAGGGTTAGATTTAGAAGATTACAATGAGATGATGATGAAGGCACATAATAAAACAAAATTGCCTTATGATGAGCTTATAGCCAAGATGGTTCCAATCCATATTCCCCATCCGGATGATGCGGTACAGTTTGGTATGGGTGGTGGGTCAAAACCAAACAATTTGGCGTTATACGAAAAAGCAAAATCCATAGTATACCCTCGATACGCTAAACCTTCCGCCTATCGCAGCGGTGCCTTAGCCAAAGAATATAAGCGTCTCGGAGGCACGTATTCAGACGACAAGGGAGGTCGTCCGCTTAAACGCTGGTTCCAAGAAAAGTGGTCTGACGTAGGTGGCGAAGAATACCCCACCTACCGACCTACCAAGCGTATCTCAAAAGATACACCCCTTACGGCGAGTGAAATATCGCCAGCGAATCTTCGTAAGCAAACCGCGCTGAAACAGCGTATACGTGGTGATAGAAATTTACCGCCTTTTGAATAAAAAAAGGTGATTTTTAATGTTGCTACTACAATCACCAAACAATTGGGGGGTTTCTCTATTTGCTTTGTACTGCTGCTGGTAATGCTGCTGCTGCTGCTGCTTCTTCTGCTGCTATTTCTTCTTCCTCTGTGGGCTTGTATTTATACCACAACAGTACACATCGTTTGTGCTGTTTGCCCTTCGCG